AAGATTTAGAAAAATACCAAATGTTTTAAGTCGTAATATTGGAACTGCTGGTTATTTCAAAGATTTTTTTGGTGCTAATAATTCAGATACTACTGGTCTTTCTCTTGGTGGACCAGGATCAGATAAAGCACGAATGTTAACTTATTATGCTAACGATGTTACAATTCCAAGCAGACAATTAACAACTGGAGATGCTAAAACTGTTGGATCTTTGTATAGATATCCAACAGGAACAACCTTTAGTGAAATTAGTATCAATTTCACTCTCCCTAGAACATTAGAAACTAGAATGTTTTTTGAGAGATGGATGAACTATATTACTGAAGATTCTGGAAATCGAGTATCTTGGTATAAAGATTCGGTTTGTGACTTTATGGATATTGTTAAGTATGAAAGAGGAGGAGTTGATCCATCTAATAATAGTGTAAACTTAATTACTCCAAGTGCAAGCAATCGTAATACTGTCAAATGGAATCAGGTTACTGGTGCTTGGGTTCTTACTAATATATTTCCTTTTAATATTAGTAATGTGCAATTGACAAACGGTCAAGCAGGAACTTTAAGTATGGAAGTATCTTTTTATTATGAAAGATATCGCTTCTATCAAACTAATAGTATTGGAGTTTCTGAGTCTGTTGATGCTTATCCAACTAACGTTGCTGCAGAAGCAACTCTTCTACAGGCCCAGGCAGCGGCCGCAGGAGTAGGTCCTGGAGGTACTACTGCAACGACAACAGTAACAGCAGGAGGAAATGGTAAAGTAATATAATTTATATCACCTAAATAATTGCATTAACATTATCTAAAGTGTAATAATTATGCCGTTACCTAAATTAGTGATTCCTGAATTTGAATTGGAATTGCCTTCGTCTAATGAAACAGTTAAATATCGTCCATTTCTAGTTAAAGAAGAAAAACTTCTTCTTACTGCAATGCAATTGGGCGGTGAAAAAGATATGATAACCGCAGTTAAGACTATTATTAAAAATTGCACTAACTTAAAATCTAAAGTTGAAGAACTTGCCACTTTTGATATTGAATATGTGTTCTTGAAGATTCGCTCTAAATCTATCGGTGAAATTTCAAAAATTATGGTAATTTGTCCCGATGATGAAGAGACCGAAGTTGAAGTTGAAATTGATCTTGAGTCAATTGGTATAATTTGGCCAGAAGATAAGTTTAGTACTAAAATTGAATTGGATGATACTATTGGATTAATCATGAAGTATCCATCATTAGATACTTTTGTGAAATTAAATTTTACTGGTGAAGATGTTACAGTTGATAATATTTTTGATCTTTCTATAAGTTGCATCGATCAAATATATGAAGGTGATGAAATGTTTGATGTGAAATCATACACAAAGAAAGAACTTTTGGAATTTCTTGAAAGTATGAAGAGCGAGCAATTTCTAAAATTACAAGACTTTTTTGCTAATATGCCAAAATTAGAACATAGTATTGAAGTTGAAAATCCAAAGACAGGAGTAGTAAGTACAGTTAAATTAGAAGGACTGGGAAGTTTTTTCGCATAGCCCTACTTCATTCAACCCTAGAAAGTCATTTGGAAACTAATTTTGCGTTAATTCATTATCATAAGTGGTCTTATTCTGATTTAGAAAATATGATTCCTTGGGAAAAGGAATTTTATGTTAATAAACTTCTAGGTCATCTCGATGCCGAGAAGAAAAAATATGAAGAACAACGAAAAGACGTACAAGGTAGGACAAGTCTCTAATGTTTTCTAGTACTATAAAGCCATATAAATTTGTTAATCCATCTTCTATTTCTTCAGGAGGAGGTGGTGCAACAATTATCGCAGCAGGTAAAAATATTACTAGTGGAATAACGTCACAAGTAAAATCTGCTCGTGTTACTTTATTTGCGATTAATAGAATTGGGTTGGCAATGGAGAGTACGGGCAAAGTTCAAAAACAAATTCGTGATATTATCACATATGAAAATACATATTTAACTAAATCTGCAGATCTAGTTAAAAAACGAGCAGGATATTTTAGAGATCAAAAATCAGAAGAAAAATCCGAATCTTTTGGTAAAAAGGAACAAGATGGCGTATCCAAAGAAGTTGTAAAGAAAGAAAAGAAATCACTTGGTTGGTTAGAAAAAATATTTGGACCATTTGCAGGAATCATATCTTTTGTTGGTCAGTTTATAGTTACTCAAACTATTCTTAAATGGATGTCAGATCCTAAGAATGGTGATAAACTAGTAGTTTTTGTAAAATCTATAACTACTATTTTGAAGTGGGCAGTTAATATTGCAATGAAGTCTACTGATGCAGTATTGACTGGATTTGCTAAAGTTTTTGGTAGTAGCGATAAGAAAGGACTAGATCGATTTGGAGAAGTTTTAGGTGGTCTTGGATCTTTATTAATTGGCATCGCAGGATTCAAAGCACTTGGATATTTACTTAACCCATTTAGTTTAATTAATGATATTGTTGGTTTATTAGATTTATTAAGTGGTAAGGGAGGGAAATCTACTCCTGGAGCATCTGCTCCTGGTCCTGGCGGTGGAAAACCAGCATTAGGGAAAGCTGCCACAAAAGTAGGACAAAATTATGGTAATGATGCTGGAAGATTGTATGATCATCTTATTAAAAAGGGTAAAACTCCAGCTCAAGCACTTAAAGGAGTAAAAGCAAAGTTTTCCAAACTTCCTCCTGCTCCAAAAGGATTTTTGGACAAAATGAAAAAAGGTCTTTCCACTAGATTTGATGATTTCAAATTTATGACCAAAAAGGGAATAAATACTGCTAAAAAACTTGGCGGGAAGGCTCTCACTGCTGGTAAATTTGCTTTAGAAGAAGGTAAAAAACTTGGTGCTGGGGTTCTAGAAGAAGGTAAAAAACTTGCTGCTGGTTCTGGAAAGTGGTTGCAAGCTACAGGACAGCAAATGGAAAAAATGAAATCTTTGCTTAGTGATCCAAAGGCACTCATGCAATATGTAAATGATTTAGTTGCAGATAAAGTTAAACCAGCAATTAAAAATAATCCTATTGCCCAAACAGTTATAGATCTTGTCAAAAACCCAAAAGAAATTCCTTCAGCAGTAGGAAAGTTAGTTAAAACTGCATCAAAATCTAAAGAAGCTTTAACGCTTGTTAAATATTTAAAGAATGTAAAAAATACTGTAAAAGTATCTGGTATTGATAAAATTATTGGTATTATTACAGGATTGATTGATTATGGTTTAATGGGTACTCCAATGGTAAATGCATTTTTAGGTGCTATTGGTGGTTTACTTGGTTATACTGCAGGTTTTGCTGCAGGAGCTCCTTTTGGTGGTATTACTGGATTCTTTACTGGAGCTGCTGGTGGATTTGCTGGTGAGTTTATTGGCCGCGAATTAGCAAAATTGATTGGTAAAGGTCCTCTTGGTAAGATAAAAGATCCGATTATGAAGGATGGTAGGATGCTTGCTGACCCTGAACTTGCTGAGGGTGGTATTGTAGATAAACCAACCAGAGCTATTATTGGTGAAGAAGGTCCAGAAGCAATTATCCCATTAGATCAAATTGGTAATATTGGAGGCACTGCTGGAACACTGATAGGTGCTACAGAGTCAGCATTATCAAGAATGGGCCCAGGTGGAGAAATTGCAAGAACTTTAATTGGTGGTGATTTAAAATCTGCTGCAGAAATGTTTGGATCTAGTTCTAGTGGGGGAACTGGCGGTGATTCTTTAGGTAAATCAGTAAATAAAGGACAAATTAAATCTTTGATGGGGTTAGATCAAGGAGAAGATATTTCTGAATATATTGGAGATGGAACTGTATCAGTATCAGATAAAAAAAATTCAGGAAATAAAGCAACTACACTTAGAGGGCAACTTGCCAATATTTTAAGTGCTTTGATTTGGGTAAGTAAAAAGAATCTTTCTGGAGGTGGAAGCGGTGGGGCCCCAAGAGGCCCTGGAGGAGTTGATAGCGATGGCGGTGGTGATGTTGATACATCTGGAGTAGAAGCTGCATCTGGATCTGCAGTCGATAAAGGTGTTGCAATAGCTAAAAAATTCATGTCTAACCTTAGTACGACTAAGGAAGCGGCAGCTGCTATTGCTGGAAACTTTGCACACGAATCTGGTGGATTTATTCCTGGCATTCGTGAAGGTGTATTCGGCAAGAATTCAAAACCATGGCCAAAGGGAACTATTAGAAGAGGATATGGATGGGCACAATGGACTAACTCTGCCCCTGGAGATCGTTATGATAAATTTATTGAAAGTTATGGTGGAGATTATAATAAAATACCAACCAACGAAGACAACTTAAAATTTGCTGTTCAAGAAATGAGGGGCCCAGAAAAGTTGCCTGATAGTTATAAAAAGATGACTAATGTTGCAAATGCAGCTGTTTGGTTTAGAGCAAATTGGGAGAGAGCAGGAGTTCATCATGATGGTCCTAGAATTGCTTATGCAAAAGGGATTCTTGCAAAAATGGCGAAAGGTGGTTTGTTAAAATTTAATGGGGGTCCTGAATACCATCCAGATGGGTCACCAAAAGATCCCAGAATGCAGAAAAGACTCGAAGAAGATGGGAAAATGCCACTGATGGCAGGCGGCGGCATTCTTGCAAAACTTGGAGATGGGACTAAATTGGCCACGGCGAAGAGAGGCTTGTGTACTACTGGTGTGCTACTAACTATGGAAGCCAATCGTGTCCCAAATCCACAGGGTACTGCTACTGATGGCAATAATCCTCGTG